GCTTCATTGCCCCTCACTCTTATGTCTTATATAAGACTACTCCTCTATCTTATATAAGACTTAGTTGTCCTAGACAAACAGGGCCGGGGAGGGGGTGGCTTCGCACGCTACTATACCGTACCCGCCTAGATACAAAATAAGGCTAAATTGGAACGCTACTACTATATAGTCTATAACACCTAAACAACTGATTCTAAAAAAGATTAACCAAAACCCAAAGATTTAATTAGGGACAGAGTAAAGGAATTGTCGTCTGTCGAGGTCGATTGCGACAGAACAGCAAACTAACCCCTCAAGCGTGGTTAAAAATAAATCTAAAAAAAGTGAAGAAAACACTTGACAAAATTGAAAAAGTATGCTATAATACGCACTATATAGGGTATGACGTTAAGGAGGTTTGATCTTAGTCTGCTTGAGGTTCATAGTTTATATAGTTATATAGGAACGCTTGAGTGCTCAATTATATAAACCTATATAGATGGAGTCAAGCGACCTTTTAGAGTACTATATAGTGTAAGGAACCAATTATGGATAACCCTGTGAGTCAAGCGACCCCTTCAGGAAAAAAACGAGGAAGACCCTCAAAGGCATCATTAGCGGAAGCCCGCAAGCAACCCGTTGGCAGACCAAGAGGGGATGCAAGCGCGATAGAGGAATTTAAGGCGAGGCTCATGGCATCTCCTAAATCCCGTAAGGTGTTAGATGCCATACTAGATGCGGCGTTAGATGATGAACATAAAAACCAAGCGGCAGCGTGGAAGCTGTTGGTCGATAGGATGCTTCCGATGTCTTATTTCGACAAAGATAAAGCAGGGACTTCTCGTCCTTCTGTTAACATTACAATCTCCGGTGTGGGCGAGTCTGTCTCAATCGCCGGATCAGATGACAATATTTTGGACGTTGAGGACTACGATTATGGCGCTAAATAATTTACAAGTTGTAAAAAATCTACTGGATGAGCAAAAAGTTCCCAGAGAAAGACAAGCTTTAATTCTTGGACAATTGAAACATGAATCTCAAAGTTTTAAACGGTTAGAAGAAAATTTAAATTATTCAGCTAAGCGGCTTACTGAAATATTTCCTAACCGTTTTCCCACTATTGAATCTGCTAAACCCTACGCCAATAACCCGGCAGCCCTTGCTGAAAAAGTTTATGGCGGGCGTAAAGATCTAGGGAACAGTGAAGGAGAGGGTTATAAGTATAGAGGAAGAGGGTTAGTGCAATTAACAGGTAAGAATAATTATAAAAAATATGGGGAAGAATTATTTTTAGCTGGTGTGTTAGATGATCCAAATGCTTTAGTTACAAATCCAGACTTACTATTAAGCCCTAAAATTTCTGCAGCTGCTTCGTTAGCTTATTTAAACGATAGAGCTAAAAACGCCACAACAGCAGATGAGTTTACTAAAGCTGTTAATCCGGGTTTGTTTAAACGAAACAATAATGAAAGTAAAAGAGACATAGCAAAAAGGAAAGCGGATACTGAAGCTTTTACAAAGCAGTTTAAACTTTCTGATGCTGGTGTTGAAATAGTAGTAGACGGTGATTGGGGTAAGAATTCTAAAAATTTATGGTCTAAGTATGGTAATGCAATAGACCCTTCTATGCCTTCTGTTACATCCCCTGATATACAACCAGAAGGAATTCCCTCCCCGTTAGAGCGCAGGATGCAGTTTGCACAACGAGACCCACGCCGGGTTGACTTAGCCCCACAAATGGCTCAAGCGCCTGCCCCAGCCCCTGAAAATATTGAATACGCCTCGATGGATGATCTGTTAATGGACAAAGGTTTGTTAGGAACCTCTTCATTCGGATGAAAACCGCCACAATCCTAGTAGCGCTTTCTATTAGTATTTTGGCGGGATGTTCTGCTTTAAGCGCACTTGTGCCCGGCATGGGTGGTGGAACAAACGTCGCTGCCAACACACAGGTGGGTAAAGAGAATAACCAAACTGGTGTCCAAGTTGGTGACGTAAAAGAAAACAAAGTTGAGGCGCAACAGATTGGTAAGCTGTCGCAAGCAGAAACCGCCATTGACGCCGCCAACGTAACCATAAACAGTTTGCCCCCTTGGGTACTCCTGTTAATCGTCCTAGGCTGGATTCTACCTAGCCCAATGGAAATATACAGAGGGATTATAAACGCGATCAAGGGTAGTATAAGCTACACGTTTGGCGGTATCTTCACCTTAATAAAATTGATAAGGGGTAAGTGATGCTAAAAATATTCTTGATTATCTTTTTGGTTAATTCAACAGGCGAGATGCAAATGTTGGGGCAGCATCCAATAAAGACGATTGAAGAATGTGTCGCTCGCTCTAGTTATATAAACAGTCAACCAGAGAAGATTAACGCTGGTTGTTATTTCATGGAAGTTAAAAATGGCGTTTGAAAATCCACTGTTACGACCAAGCAATACCCGTCAGGCGGCGCTACGCTACTTGTGGTCAGATGAGCCTGAGAGTGAAGCACAACCCGCCCCTTCCTCATCCATAGCTGATTTTTTTGGGGTAGACACAGGTGCGGCTCAAGCAACTCCAACAGCCCCTGTCCAAGGCGGTGGTGAAAGTACTGGTGAAAGCGCTTCAGGAGAGGCAACACCGTACGGTGGTTTATTTGGTGGGCTGCCAAGTATGGTTGTACAAGGTATTAATGCCGCAGTACCGGGGTTTGGGTACTTGTATGGAGCAGCACAAGGGGTAGCAGGAGCAGAGGCGGCTAATAACTTACAAACTGCGATGGCAGAATGGGGAGGAAACCCTAACGTAGGTACAAGTGAAGTAGCAGCTGGTATTATGGGGATGTTCGGACAAACCCCAGAAGGCTTGGAAAATGCACGGGCGTTTTCCGGGAATTTTGCTAACGAAGCTAACATGGTTGGTTACATGAAAGCCATCAGTGATCCAACGATAGGTAAAATTGCAGATCAAACTATAACTCAAAGCGGTGGACAATACAACGCAAATGACTATGGTAAAGTAGCTGCTGATATTGCAAACACCATTGCGGCGGCTAATGAAGAGACTAGATTGGCAGCTGAAAGCGCCTATAATTCTTCAAGTTCAGATGGTAGTTACAGCAATTCAACCGACGCCTATAGTGACGCCGGGGGCGTCTGGTAAATGAGTGATTTAAAAATTGAACTACTCCCTTGGCAGAAGAAAGTGTGGGCAGATGAGACTAGGTTTCATGTTGTCGCTGCTGGTCGCCGGACAGGAAAAAGTAGGTTGGCGGCGTACCGTCTAATAGTTGAAGCGCTGCAAAGCGAAAGAGGTCATGTATTCTATGTTGCTCCTACGCAAGGTCAAGCTCGTGACATCATGTGGCAAGTCCTGCTTGAGGTTGGTCATGCTGTCATTACAGGTAGCCACATTAACAACTTGCAGATTAAGCTTATCAATGGGGCAACTATTAGTCTCAAAGGTGCTGATCGGCCTGAAACGATGCGGGGTGTGTCGTTAAAATTCTTGGTGCTCGACGAGTATGCAGATATGAAGCCAGAGGTGTGGGAGCAAATCTTACGCCCTGCCTTAGCTGACTTGAAGGGTCGTGCTATGTTCATCGGGACGCCAATGGGACGCAACCACTTCTATGATTTATTCCAATACGGTGCAAACGACACAGATGTTACGTTTAAATCTTTTCACTTTACTTCATTTGACAACCCTCTCCTTGACCCAAAAGAGATTGAGGCAGCTAAGAAAAGCATGTCCTCATTCGCATTCAGGCAGGAATTTATGGCATCATTCGAGGCCGGTGGTGGGGCGTTATTCAAAGAAGAGTGGATAAAATTTGATGAAGAGGAGCCAAAAAATGGAGAATTTTATATCGCAGTTGACCTTGCAGGTTTTGAAGCTGAAGGCTCAATGGGAGTTAAAAATAAAAGATTGGATAGCACAGCGATTTCCATAGTTAAAACTAATGAAGAGGGCTGGTGGGTAGCAGAGGTTATCTACGGTAGGTGGGATGTGCGAGAGACAGCTAAAAAGATATTTGATGCTGTCAAGAAGTACGAACCCATAGCAGTTGGGATTGAGAAGGGCATCGCTAGACAGGCGGTTATGCCCTACATGAACGACATAATGAAGAGAACTCAAACCTTCTTTAGGGTTGATGAGCTAACACACGGTAATAAGAAGAAGACAGATCGTATCGTATGGGCGCTACAAGGGCGCTTTGAGAATGGGTATGTCACTCTTAACAAGGGCAAATGGAACAACGAGTTTCTTGACCAACTATTTCAGTTTCCAAACAAGCTAGTACACGATGACTTGCCTGATTCACTATCTTACATAGAGCAACTTGCAAAAGTAGCTTATGTTTTAGATTTTGAAGAGGAAGAGTACGAATACCTAGACACAATTTCAGGATATTAATTATGCCAAACAAGACAATCCCAATTAAATTTAAGCCATGCGCTGGTTGCCCTACCCCTGCTAAGTGCAAAAAAGCAGGTAAGTGTTTACGTAAAGGTAAATACTAATATGGATGATAACAAAGATTACATTGACGAGAAGGTCGAAGAGTGGGTTATTAGCAAAGTAGACCAATGGCGCGACCACTACAGTGCTAACTACGAGCAAAAGTTTGACGAGTACTACCGTCTTTGGCGTGGTATTTGGGCTGCTGAGGACAAAACCCGTGATTCTGAGCGCTCTCGCTTAATTTCCCCTGCCTTACAACAAGCCGTAGAGTCATCTGTAGCTGAAGTAGAGGAAGCTACCTTCGGTCGGGGTAAGTGGTTTGACATCCGTGATGATCGCAATGACCAAGACCCCAAAGATATTGCGTATTTACGTGAACAGCTGTCTGAGGACTTCCACTTTACTAAGACTCGTAAGGCTGTAGCCGAGTGTATCCTAAATTCAGCTGTTTTTGGCACTGGTATTGGCGAGCTTGTCCTTGAAGAAGTCAAAGAGATGAAGCCAGCCACCCAACCAGTGATGGATGGGGCGATGCAAGCGGTAGGTGTAACAGTAGAAGATCGGGTAGTGGTTAAATTACGCCCAGTCTTACCACAAAACTTCCTGATTGACCCTGTTGCCACCTCAATTGAAGAGGCTTTGGGTGTTGCTATTGATGAGTTTGTACCTCGCCACCAAGTAGAGATGGGGATACAGAACGGCATCTATCGTGATGTTGATATTGAGAATGCTGCAACAGATACTGACATTGAAGCTGACAAAGAACTTGCAACTTTTGATGAAGACAAGGTACGGCTGACTAAGTACTACGGTTTAATCCCTCGTCACCTCTACAATAACGCCATTATGGCAGAGGATGACGATGATGAGTTGTCTAAAAGCCTCAAAGCTGAGGATGACGAAGAATTAGACGAAGAAGGGTACATTGAGGTCATCGTGGTTATTGCCAACGGTGGTCAACTGCTCAAGATCGAAGAGAACCCCTACATGATGCAGGATCGCCCTGTTGTAGCGTTTCCTTGGGATGTAGTTCCCTCTCGTTTCTGGGGTCGTGGTATCTGTGAGAAGGGCTATAACAGCCAGAAGGCGCTTGATGCTGAGCTTCGTGCTCGTATTGATGCCCTAGCCCTTACCGTGCATCCTATGATCGCTATGGACGCTTCTCGTATGCCCCGTGGGGCTAAGATGGAAGTACGTCCGGGCAAGACTATCCTAACTAACGGCAACCCCTCTGAAATCCTCCAGCCATTTAAGTTTGGTAACC